AGAACGTGGAAGGTTTTGAAGGTGAAGGAGATTTTCTCAGTAAATTTGGTGTACAGATACGAGACGAAATTACTTTCACTGTTGCACAAAGCCGATATGACACGGAAGTAGGAACACCGACTTCTACAACAAGACCCCAAGAAGGTGATTTAATTTACTTTGGTCTGACGGGTAAAATTTATCAAGTTAAGTTTGTTGAACACGAACCCATCTTTTATCAAATCGGCGCATTGCAGACTTATGATCTGCGTTGTGAACTGTTTGAGTACAGTAATGAAAAACTCGACACCGGCGTTTCTGCAATTGATGATATTGAAACGAAATTTTCTCAAGATATTTCAATTGCGAATTCGGCCTCAGCTGACGCAAACGGCAACATCATTATCGATGCGAACACCGGCCGACCTGTTTCAACGGGCGGACTTACACTCAGTGACAACGACGAGTTTCAAGTTGCTGCGTCAGGATTCATCGACTTTTCAGAGGCTGATCCATTTAGCGAAGGCGGTAGTTACTAATGTTTGGACAAACATATCACCACAGTCATCTACGAAAGTATGTTATACTTTTCGGTACTCTGTTTAACGATATCTGGGTCAATCGTGAGGATGCCAGTGGTAACGTCAAACAATCTATAAAGGTGCCGTTGTCTTATGGTCCGCGAGAGAAGTTTCTTGCGAGAGTCGGTACACCTGATCCTTTAACGAACGAGGTCGCAATCACCTTGCCGATGATGGGTTTTGAGATGACCGGTTTCAATTATGCGGCCGAAAGAAAACTTCCGACAATTAACAAATTCAAGACAGTGACAGGAAGCGATCAAGACAGAGGACGATTCTACTATAATCCTGTTCCGTATGACATCACTTTTCAACTTTCGGTTTTTGTGAAGAACTCAATCGACGGCACAAAAATTATTGAACAAATATTGCCTTTCTTCACACCCGAATGGACGACGACCGTACAACTTACAGAGAATCCAGATATCACGCTCGACGTTCCTTTGGTAATCAATTCAATATCCTCAGATGATGTTTATGAGGGTAATTTTGAAGAAAGACGTTCATTGATTTGGACAGTTGATTTTACCATGAAAGCGGTTCTATTTGGACCTGTCAAGACGAACGAAGTTATCAAACTGGCCAATGTTAATCTGGTCGAGTCTGTTATCTACGATGATCTGAATGATGCCGTGGGTGTTGCAGGCACGGATGTAAACATGACAATCACACCGGGACAGGATGCAAATGGCAATCCTACCACAAATGCTTCTCTGACTGTTGATAAATCAGAGATTTCTATTGGCGAACAATATGACTTTATAGTGAGCACTAATAATGTATTCGAGCAAACCTGAGAATGATATGAGTGACAATAATGATCCTATCAGTCAGTCACTAGATTTAACACCACTACAAGACGAAAAAAAATTACCAACTACATTTCGTCCTGATGCGGCGACTGACGAAGAACAAGTTGAAGCGGACATTGCATATGCCCGTATGAATCTCTATGATCTAATCGAAAAGGGTCAAGGCGCAGTTGATGAGTTGCTGGCCATTGCTGACCAATCTCAGCATCCACGATCTTACGAAGTTTTGTCTACTATGATCAAGACTCTCACAGATACGAACAACGATTTAATTGCGGTGCATGAGAAAAAGAAAAAACTCAAAGAAACCACTATCGAACTAAACAATCACGAAACAGTGAATAATAATTTGTTTGTCGGCAGTACCAGTGACCTTTTACAGATGATGAATAGAAATGCAGAACCAGATGACACAGATTAAAGACATATCGAATTACAAGACGTATCTTGGAAATTCTAGTCTAAAAAAACAAGGTGTACAGATTGCTTGGACCCAAGAGATGGTTCAGGAGTTTATTAAGTGCGCCGAAGACCCAATTTATTTTTGTGAAAAATATATTAAGATTGTTCACGTTGACGATGGACTTATACCTATTGAACTATACGACTATCAGAGAGATATTATCGATGTCACGACCAACAATCGAAGAACCTGTGTTGTCACATCCCGCCAAGCAGGTAAGACAACGACTGCTGTATGCCTTATACTTCATTACATTCTGTTTAATGATCACAAGCTTGTTGCTCTTCTCGCAAATAAAGGAGATGCTGCGAGAGAAATTTTGGATCGTATCAAAACGGCTTACGAAGCTCTTCCCAAATGGTTGCAACAAGGTGTAGTTGAGTGGAATAAAGGTAGCGTTGAATTTGAAAACGGTTGTAAAATTCTAGCATCTGCAACATCCTCATCAAACATTCGTGGTAAATCGGTATCATTCCTTTATATCGATGAGACCGCATTCGTAGAAAACTGGGATGATTTCTTTGCCTCAGTTTTTCCTACAATCTCTTCTGGTACTACTACCAAGATTCTTTTGACATCGACGCCGAATGGACTGAATCATTTCTATAAGACATGTGAAGGCGCTAAGGAAGACAGAAACGGATATAAACACATCGAAGTCAAATGGCAGGATGTTCCCGGCCGAGATGAAGAGTGGAAAAAAGAAACACTCTCGGCAATGGATTTTGATTATCAAAAATTTTCACAAGAATATGAGTGTGAATTTATAGGTAGTAGTGGTACACTGATCACAGGTTCGAAACTCAAAGGTCTGGTGTATCGTGATCCGATTCAAACGGGTCAAGGTGCTTCTATGTACATTAAACCTATGGCCGATAGGAATTATGTGTGTACTGTAGACGTATCACGCGGAAAAGGATTAGACTATTCCGCATTTCACATTATAGATGTGACAAAGATGCCGTATCAACAGTGTTTAGTTTATAGAGACAATCAAATTTCTCCTATGGACTATGCACATATGATACAACATTTCTGCAAACTTTACAACAACGCACAAATACTTGTAGAAATTAACGATATTGGTGAACAAGTATCTACCACACTTTTCGAAGACTATGAATATGAGAATATGTTGTTTACTGAAAACAGTGGTCGAGGAGGAAAAAGACTTGTCGCTGGCTTTGGAGGCCAAGCGGATAAAGGTGTAAGAACAACAAAGACCGTGAAATCTCTCGGTTGTTCTGTTCTGAAGCTGTTAGTAGAAAACGATCAGTTGATTATTAATGACTTTGATACGATTGGAGAATTGTCCACGTTCAGTAAAAAAGGTCCTTCATGGGAAGCAGAACCGGGTAATCACGATGACTTGGTGATGTGTCTGGTTTTATTCGCATGGCTGACTCAACAGAAATATTTTAAAGAACTCACGGATATAAATACTCTTAACAATTTAAGAGATATGAATGAAGATGAAGTGATGAATGACTTGACGCCTTTCGGCATTATCGACACTGGACATGATTCTCACTCGGAAGACGTAGTTATGACTTCCAAAGGAGATGACTTCTTAAAATTCGAACATGATGAATGGTGATGTACAAATCGTAAAAATTATAAATAGAAAAATAAAATTGTTATTGAATCATTTCACATAGGGAGAAATAACATGCCATTTCAATTAAGTCCAGGTGTAAATGTTACTGAGATCGACCTGACTACTGTAATCCCTGCGGTTGCAACTACCGATGCTGCTATCGGTGGTGTTTTCCGTTGGGGTCCTGTAGACAAGCCGATTCTCGTAACTTCCGAAGATGATCTTGTAAACAAATTCGGAAAGCCTTCTAATCTAAACCCCGAAACATTCTTCACTGCGGCAAGTTATCTTGCTTACAGTGATTCGTTGTACGTTAGCCGAGCATTTTCTGAGGAAGGTTACTCGCAGCTTTATACTGCAACATCCGTTGATGCAACGAACACAACAGTTACCGTTGCTGAGGCAGACGAATCAGTATTCACAGTTGGTGATATCGTATTTGGCGAAAGCATCCCAACCGGCACAACAATTGTAAGCGTAACAAATGCTGGTTCGGTTACAGACATCGAACTGTCTGCACTACCGACCTCATCTGCTTCTGTTGACCTTTCAATCTTTGATGGTGCTCGTTCATTCAACGCTGTTGCAAACTCTGACGGTGTTGCTTTGCACCTTCACAATGTTCGCAACGAAGAACACTACGAAGAAAAAGAAGACAACTTCCAGTCAGCATGTCATTACATTGCACGATATCAAGGTGATCTTGGTAACTCAATGGCAGTTTCAGTTTGTCCGACATCTGCTGCGTTTTCACGATCAGTCGTTCTCGCTGACACCACTGGCGGCGACGGAAAAACAGAAAATGAAAAAATCAGTTTCACAGTCGGTTCTGCGAATGCTACGATTTCTATCGAAGCTAACACGGCCGCTGCTGGTACTTCAACCGAGTCACAGAACGCTGTTGACGAAGTAACCGGTTTCCTTTCTGTTGGTGACAAGATCAAGGCAGGTAACTCTACAGTAGGTTTCCAGTATATGGAAATCAAATCAATCGGTTCTTCTACTGTTGCAGGTGATGACGCTACCGCAGAAATTGAGTTTACTGATACATTCAATCAGGCTGGTTCAGTTGACCAAACAACACTTGTACGTTACTGGCAATTCTGGGACGTAGTAAGCGGTGCTCCTGGTCAGTCGCCTTATCAGTTTGCTCAGGGTAATACAAGCGCTCAAGACGAAATGCACGTTGTAGTATACGACGAAGATGGTAAGATCACTGGAAACCCAGGAACAATTCTTGAAGTCTGGGATCGTGTATCACGTGCTACAGACGCCAAGAACGCTGACGCTGGTTCGAACTATGTTAAAGACGTAATCAATCAGTCTTCTAACTGGGTATACTACGCAGAAGACATTTCTACTGCGACATCTGCGACATCAGCTGATTT